CCGCCACCGCCGATGCAAAGAATGGTGGCTGTGGCGGTCACGGGGCTTACCCAAGAGTAAGTGGTGGAATAACCGCCCGTACCATTGAATGGAATGTTTCCGTAGCCAACGTACAACGTGACACTTGTGGTGATACCCGTGGCGCTTGACACTGTGAAGGTCGTGGCACTCACAACTGAAGCGACCGTCGTGACGTTCCTGCATACCGAGGTGGCGGTGGACGTAAACACGTTCATTCCAGCAGAGATGTTTCCCGTACTGGCGACGGTTACCGTCGTTCCCGAAACCGCCGACACAGCGTAAGCGTTGTAGTTGTTCGAGGTTGGTAGAAAAAGATGCGAGTAAACTGTGCGTGTGTCGGTAGTCTCAAACCCTGCACCACGAGCCGTTCCTTCAGCAAACGTATTTGGAAAGGGCATTAGTACTTGACCTGTGAGGCAAAGACCGTCCAAGTGCTGGTACCCGTTGACATGATGGTGAACGTGTACACGTCAACGGTTGATGGGTTGGCGCTCGATGGAGCGGTGCCACCCTGCCAAAACGTTGTGATGCCATTTGACGTGTTGCCACTTGGTGGAAACTGGGTTGTACTTGAGTACGAGTTTGTTCCATTGAGCGTGTAGGTAAACGGGGCATACGCAGTCGCACCGTTCAGTACTGAAAAGACTACGGTGGCGGACTGACCAGAAGTTGTTGGCGCACCCGTGATTGCAATGGTGTACTGACCGCCGACACCACCGTTGTAATAGGCGAAGGCAGGGTTAGTGGCAAGTGCAATGGTGACCGTGCTGGAAGATGCGATTGAACTACCACCGAGAGTGAATGCCTCGTAGGGAGCATTGAACACGGCGTTCTGAGAGACGGCTGAGTTTCCTTGGTTGCCCTGAAAACCTTGGTTTCCCTGAGGCCCTTGAGGAAGGGTAAAGTTGAATACGCCCTGACCAGCAGTTGCGGAGACGTTGGTGACGATTGCAGGGTTGGGGTACGCCGTTGTGGTGACCGTACCGACGGCAATGGAAGATTGGTTACCTTGAAATCCTTGGTTACCTTGGAAACCTTGATAACCCTGAGGCCCAATCAAGGTTGACTGGGCACCTTGGATACCCTGTACGCCCTGAACTCCTTGCACCCCTTGGATACCCTGATTGCCCTGAAGTCCCTGTGAGCCGACGACGGCGGTAACCCACGAGCCGATAACGAGCGGAGTTGATGTGGTGATACCCGTTGAGTTGGCAACAAGAATGTTGGTCGAACCTACAATCTGCGTAATGACCGTGTTTACACCAGCGGACGCATTCTCCACTGACATTCCGACAGCCATACCAGTGGTAGAGGTGAAAGTAACGTTATTCGGGGCACCACCCACAAAGACGGGCGTAAACGGAGACCCAGATACTGGGACAAAATACTTCAGTTGTGCCATTTCACTGCGCCTTTCGGATTAGTTCCAAAACCATCTGAAGTTCTTGCTCAACGGTCAAACCGTCTTTGATTACGAGGTCTGCGTCAGGCGTTTCCCACATGGCGTTGGTGTCGGGGTATGGACTTGACCCTATTCTATCTACCCAAATCAAGAAGTCTGGTTCGCCAAATGCTTCACGGGTGTCTGCCGTCGGGCAAACAAAATCAACGACGACGGTGAACTCTTGTTCCTCAAACAGACGAGCCATTCCACCAAGACGACGTGCTTGCTCGATGCGGTCTGCGTGCGAGAAGCCAAGGTCGTTACTAACGTGCTTGCGAACTGCGTCTGCGTTGAGGTGAATAGCGCCAAGCCATTCTGACAGCGCCTCTGCAAGAACTGTTTTCCCAGCCGTCGGAAGCCCGATTATCTGGATAATCACTGTCCCTGCTTCCAAAACAACGAGTTGTCCATGTAGATTTCACTGTCCGCTTCCGTCATTTTCTGAAGGCGCTTGACTTGCGAATACGACAGACTGTTGAAGGTCAACTGGCTCTGCGTGTTGGCATTGTAGTTCGGCATGGTGTATTTGGCGTTGATGAGGTCGGGCAGGTCAAACCGTGTGCAGATTGCTTTGCGAACGTCCTCTAGCGTTTCACCATTGAGTTGGTTGTCACGGAGAAGCACGTCCACTCGCTTGACGTTCGTGCGCACCAGTTCGCCGTCCACCTCGATTGGCTTGGTGTTCAAGTCATTCAGTGGCACTGGCGGTACCCCGTCCCACGAGTAAACGAACATCTTGCTCTGGTAGTTGGTTAGTGCTACTTCGTACTCATCAAGCCACTCGTCAAAGGTGAAATAATCGTCCATAATCTGCGTGCGAATGTGGGTGTAGTGGCTGACGAGACGACGCATTGGCTCTCGGATTGAACTGATGACAAACGTCTCGTCGTCAACGTCCTTCCAACCGTAATGTTGCTGGCTTCCAGTGGTGAAAAGTTCGTGTCCTTCCACGCCGTGGGCGTAGACCAAAGGGTCAAGCAGGGCAGACTTGATGTACGTTCCGCCTGCTTTTGGAATGTGGTGATGGAAGATTTCCATTAGGCGATTGGGTTGGGATTGGGCGCAAAGGGAATGGCGCTAAGGGTCTGTGGTGGAATAAAGTTTGCGCCGTCGTATGTCCAACCGACATTTGGAACGATGTCGTCATTGGTTACGTCAATGATGTGCGCCGAAGAGGTGAACGACGTAGCGAGCGTGTCGTCCGTGTTGAGGACGAGCGTTACGTTTCCACCAGCGTCTACGAATGCGATTACTGCGTTTGCCATTAGTTGACCACCTCGTTTGTCGTGGTATTTACATTAGTTGACGGGAAGTTGCGAGTAAGACCAGCGATGCCCCACACGATGCGCACCGCCCCACCGCCTGCGCCAGCCTGAATGTTGGCGGCTAGGCTAGGGCTGTTTACCGACCCAGAGGCTGTGGTTCCGCTGTACGTCGAGTTGACCGTGAAAGAAGATGCGTTAGCACTGGTAATCAGGTACGTCCCGTTATAGGTGGCATTGATGCCACCTAGGTAAACGAACTGCCCTGCCTTGAAGGTGTTTGAGGCAGTAACAGTTGTCACGCTTCCGTTCCCAGTTATTGTGACGGGATTTATGAGCGTTGATGTTCCACCACCACTTGCAGTTCCTACCTGCACCGTGTACGTTTGATTTGGAACGACTGAGTAGTTGTTGATGTATGCCAATGCTCCACCACCGCCAGAAGCAATGCTTGCAAAGGTAGTGGTCTGCCCAGCGCCACTGTACGGCGGACTTGGGACGCTAAACCCTGCGCCACCGCCGAACGCTCCACCGCCACCCGAACCGCCGTAGTCAAGAGTTGGTGATTGGTAGTTGCTCCAAGAGACACCTATACCGCCAGCAAGCCCATAAGTACTCGTGTCTGAAGCGCCAGCCGTGCCCACCGTGTCTATTTGATTGCCACTTGCGTCCGACTGTCCGCCGTTTCCACCAGCAGAACTTCCGCTACCGCCACCTGTTCCGCCCGACGCAACGTTGGAAGCAAAGGTGCCCTTTGCCCCACCCGTTCCTGAGTAGCCAGAGTTTGCGCCATACACGCCCGTTCCGCCACCACCACCGCCGCCGCTCACTCGTGCGCTGTTTTGGTAGTAGCCAGACCCGCCACCACCGCCGCCGTCGGTTGACGTTCCGCCTGCACTTCCGCCACCGCCAGTATTTAGTGTCGAACCGCCTGCACCGCCCGTGGAAGAGTATCCGCCTGCGCCACCGCCACCTGCACCGTTGTAGGCGTTGCCAGCACCGCCTGAGCCACCAGTTCCTGCCAAAACCGTGCCACCCGTACCGTTGGCTTTTCCACCAGAAGAAGCCACAATGCTTGCGTTTCCAAAGTACGAAGTTCCGCCGCCGTACAATCCACCGCCTGCGCCAATGCACACAATGCTGACGTTGTACACACCTGCTGGGCACGTCCATGTGTACGTTTGCACATTGTTTGATGCCGTGGAAGAAAGGGAGTACTGAGTTGCCGTGTAAAGGTGCGAGCCAGTTGATTGGTTGAATTGAACGGTTTGGAACTCACCGTAAGCGTCCACCGACATCTCTGCTCGTGCTGAAATGATGGGGGACATTAGTACTTATTCAGGTTTAGGAGTAGCGTCCAAGTATTGGTGCCCGTACAGATTACGTTGATGACGTACACATCGAGGGTAGAAACGTCCGCACTAGACCACGCCATTCCACCTTGGTAGTACGACGTGATGCCGTTGTTCGTAGCACCTTGCGCTGGGAGAGTGGTGAACGATGCGGTTGACGTTGCACCCGTGGCTGGATTTGTTACCGAGAAGGACGACGACGTGGCGCTGAGGACAACCCACGAACCGTTGAAGTTGCTGTTTCCTGTCGCACCCGTAATGTACACTTCCTGCCCTGCTACCAGAGAGTTGCTGGCAGTGTAGGTAACAACGCCACCCGTATACGAAATGGCAGAGATGGCAGTCGAAGCGCCCGCTTGGTATCCGTTCACTGAAATGTTGCTGGGCAAGTACGCAGTTGCCGAGTTGTTGACCATGAGGGCAACTGTGATTGACTGACCAGCAGTAGTTGGAGCATTTGTCAAGTTCAACTGCCACGGAGCGGTTGGTGAATACGAGTTGTAGTAGTACACCGACTGGGTGTTGAGAGGGATTGACGCTGGGACGGCGTTGCTCAACTGCGCCGTCGAGAGGTTTACGCTTTCGATTGGTGAAGCGATGATGGGGAAGTTGATGATGGGCGAAGTCAGGGTCTTGTTCGTAAGGGTCTGAGAAGCCGTCGTTCCCACAACCTGCTGGGCAATACTGGCTGGGTCGTAGGTGGACGTACTCATGTTTCCACCACCCTGAGGGCCTTGAGTACCATTCCCCGAAGCGGTTGTGTCTAGCCAGAGAAGCGTCGTGTCGTATGGGGGCAGACCGTTGCCAGAGGTGAAAATGCCTTGCGCACCTTGGTTACCTTGGTTTCCTTGATTACCCTGATAGCCCTGCGCACCGCTGGTTCCATTTGTGCCTGCCTGACCCTGTGGGCCTTGTGGCAAAGTGAAGTTGAACAGTCCTTGCCCAGCAGTCACACTGACGTTTGTGACGACGGCGGGATTGGCGTATGACGTGGTGGAAACAGTGCCGACGGCGATTGAGGATTGGTTACCTTGGAACCCCTGATTTCCTTGGACACCCTGAAGCCCCTGATTGCCCTGATTTCCTTGGTTACCCTGTGCCCCTTGATAAGTGACTTGTTGGGCAGTGAAAATAACCCCAGGAGTTGCTGGGACGGTGGGGCTTGTCTGCGAACCTGAAGTGGTGATGGCAATAGTTGTACTAGACGGTGCCCACATCAACTGAATGTAGTCGTTTGCATTGGCGTTGACTATGTAGTTGATAGAGGCGATTAGTGCGCCAGAACCGCCGTGGCTATTTCCTGAGACGTTGTAGATGGAGTTGCTTTCAACAACGTCAACACCGTTTTGGCGTATCCATACGTCCACGTTGTCGGAGTTACTGTCCGAGTTGGTGAACTGGATTGAGTACTGAACGTTGTACGTTCCTGCGTTGCCAAACGTAACTTTGTTTCCACCAACAATGGTCACGCCGTAGTTGGCAACTGTTGTGTTGATGTTTACGATGTTGGCAACAGTCGTGGAAGAAACGGTTTGCGTAGTTGTGTCGTAAGCAGAAAGGTAGTTGGCGATTACACCACCAGCACCCTGAATACCCTGCGGCCCTTGTGGGCCGACGGAGTTGGTCTGAATGAACGAGATGTTGTCGGTGCCAATGCGAATTGAGCCGTCAGGATTGGAACCGTTGCCATTCTCAATCCATGCCGTTCCTGCATAGACCGTTCCGTCGGTAACGAAAACGTAGTCGCCTTCTTCGACCTGACCAACGAGGTGATTGTCGTAGTCGGTAGCACGGGTCAGTTTCCATTTTGCCGATGACGAGCCAGTGGCGGTGACTGTGTAGATGCCGTTTTGGGTTTTGTCAGACTGACCAGCAATAAGAACACGGTCACCGACTGCAAGGTAAGGGGTGGTGTAACCATCAATCGAAAGGGTGCCGTTCGTCGTCGCAACAATGTATGCCCCGACACCCGTACCGTTTTCAGCGTCTGCACTACCAGCCGTGTATGAAGGAGAGTTTCCAAGGGGCGTAGTTTGGACTGCCTCACACGATTGGTGGGCGTTCAGCGTTGAGGAAGCGCCTTGGACACCTTGCGTTCCTTGGACACCTTGCGTTCCTTGATTTCCTTGATTTCCCTGTGAGCCAGTGTTACCTTGTACACCTTGCACGCCCTGTGTACCTTGCGCACCAGTGTTACCAATTAGCCCTTGATTACCTTGGAACCCCTGATTGCCCTGTACGCCCTGTACTCCTTGCGTACCCTGCACTCCTTGTACGCCTTGTACGCCGTTATTGCCGCTGTTGCCTTGGTTTCCCTGTAGACCTTGCGAACCAACCGCACCCGTAAGGAAAAGGGTGTTTGGGCTACGAGGTACACTGTCGCCAACCGAGTAGTCAACCGTAAAGATGACGTAGGCGCTTGCTGGAAACGTTCCGTCTACGGTTGTCAAAATGCCTTCTGCATAGTTTGTTGTAGGCGCTGATTGAGCGCACAGTCGAACTCGCTGACCAACTTGAAGTGCGCTAAAGCCGTAAGGATTTCCACTGTTGAATGGAGTGGAAATTGTTAGCGTTGTTCCGACAAGGCTCGCCCCATAGGTAATGGGTTGATTGTTGTTTACAACTGGCGTGTACCCAACACCTTGGAAGCCTTGGCTTCCCTGTGTCCCTTGACTTCCTTGCGTCCCCTGAAAGCCTTGGGTACCTTGGGTACCTTGGGTACCCTGCGTGCCCGTAGAACCCCACTGAAGCCCTGATGCACCAACAGTGAGCACTTGTCCCGTAGAGCCTTGTGGCAGTCGAGCGAGTGAGTTGGCACCTGAGCCAATGAGAAGGTCGCCAGATGCGACGATTTGCCCAACGGTTTCAGCAACGGCGTAGTTTGCCTCTGAGATGTCCGTCGAGGTCATGATTGGAACAACGGACGCACCCGAAGCGTGCGACATTCCAGTACCCGACGTAGCGGTGTCAAACGCACGCACCACGCCCGTCAAAGTGACATTAGAACCTGACCAGTTGTAGACGTTGGCTGGGACGTAGATGTGCTCTTCGAGCGACGTTCCGTAGTCGAGGGCGAGGTAGAAACCGCCGTTGATGCCAAGTCCTGCCCACGAGCCGATGCCTGCCGAGAAGGTCAGGTAGATGGTGGTATCCGTGGCCCCGATGGGCGACGTTAGAAGCGCAGCGTATGGTTCGCCCGTGTAACTGTTGAGCGAATAGGGAGTTCTTGCCATTTCAGCCCCTAAGGGTTATCCCCTTAGTTGCTCAGCAACCAAGTAGGCGTAACCTTCAGGGTGTCGTTCGCTCCAAGGGTCGGGCCTGCATTGGTTGCTGAACCATCTGCGAAGTTGGCGGCGTAGTAAATGTTTCCTGTCGTGGTGCTGGAAACGGCATCCGTAATGAAGTAGCCGTTCGCCTGAGGCCACGAACCAGTCGCCGTGAACGTAACCTGACCGCCCGTTGACTTTTCACCATTCACGGTGTCACCGATGAGAACGGTTGCGCTAGTCGTGTGCGATGAGGTGAAGGCGGAAGAAACCGTTACCGTCGAGCCAGAGATACCCGTAATGACTTTGAGTTCCGAGGTACCAGTGCTGTCGAAGTTGGCGGTCATACCAATGGCGACACCCGTGGTCGAAGAAAGCGAAGCAGTCCACGAGCCAGAAGCGATTGAGGCGCTAGGCGTGGTGGAAAGAACTGGCGAACCAGCGTTGTATGCAGTAGCGGTTGCAATGGCAGCAAAGTTGACAGACTGGCGGCTGTAACCCGATGCGGCGGTGCCAGAAGCGCCCCAGATTTCGTAACCCGAAGAGTTCAACGTGGCGAGGGTGACCGTAGCGGCAGGAACCGTGGTACCAGAGAAGTTAGTGAAAAGACCAAGGTAGTAGGTCGGGGCGGTACCAGAAGGCGTGGTGCCAGTAGGCACGGCAAGTTGGTTGAAAATCTTTGTCAAGCCTTGGTTGAAGAATACCTGAGCCATGTCTACTCCTAGGGGTTTGCGCTGTGTCTATTCTGCCACAGGATTGGTGAAATGAAGCCCTTTACTGCTGGGCATCGCCCATGAACGTGCGCAGTTCATGGCTCAACTTCTTGACCTCACGAAGTTCTACTTCGAGGCGGTGGAGTACTTCGGCACTCTCCTTAGAGATTTGCAAGTGCGACAAGGCTTGCTCTGCGGAGACGGCATCGGCTCGCTTGGCGGCAATCAGCAGAATCGCCCCTTGCAAGCCAGCCAACATCGAGAGGAAGAGATTTAGCAAGATGAACGGGTACGGGTCGAACCCCTTGTTGTTCAGCCAAAAGACATTGACCGCTGCCCAGATTGCCATGAACACCAAGAATGTGCCCACGAATCCCCATGAACCCATTTTGTTGCGCACCGCATCCGCAGCCTTTTCACCACGGGTTAGTTCGCCACCCGTGCGGACAAATGGGTGGTCGTTCCAAGGGTTGTTTGCGTCGTACCAGTCGGGAAGCGTCCCGTCAGTCCACTCATTTGACATGAATGACCTCTGCTCTGGTGATGATGTTGACGTTGGTTAGTCTCTCCAGCATTTGCGCAGGGGGACGATTGGGGTAGATGGCGTAAGTTTCCAATCCTGCCGCTACTGCCGCAGCCATTTCCACCTTCGCACCCTCGCTGGTTGCCCACCCCATGAGAACGGCGATTGCGTCGCACTCTAGGAGTTCCTTCAGGTGCGCCCTAAACGCCTCTGAGCGGCCCACAGTCTCGTCTGGGGTATCTCTGCCCCCAGTTGGGTTGTAAACGTCGTATCCTGCCCTCTGAAGGGCATCTGACGCTTTGTTGAAGGCTGGGAAGTTGCCCTGAGGTATGCCACGCATTGCGCCACTGATGTAAAACTTCATAGGCGACCTGCGTTACGGCTTTCTACCTAGTGGTTTTCTTAGCGACGGGCTTCTTGGAAGGAGCCTTCTTGACGGGAACCGTTTTCACCACGGGAGCCTCTTCTGGCTCAACCGTTGCGGTGAGTTCGGCAATCTCGTCGCTGCTCAACTTGACGAGGTAGTCGGTGCTGACAAGCGCCTGCAAGTTCGCCCAGTTGGAAGCGTCAACAAGTTCATTGACCTTGTAGTCAAAATCACCTGCGGACAGCAACTTTGTAACACGGTGTGTTGGAGTACTCATGAGATTTAGCGTACCACAGTAAAGCAAAATCCCCCCCGAACCCGAAGGCCGAGGGGGATTTCACTGAACTGCTTTGGAACTTAGATAATCGAGTTCCAGAAGAAGCCGAGGTCGGCGGCAACAACCTTGTCGTCGAAGGCGATTTCACCTTCAACACGGTCAGCCTTCAACTCTTCCATGCGGAAGCGTGAAACACCAACCGTGGTGCCGAGGCCACCCGAAACGCCAGTCCACATGAACGTGTAACCAGCCGAAGGGGTCATCAGACCAGGGTTAGGAGCCGAGTAGCACAACAGAGCGTTGTTGTTGGCGGTGAAGTTGTACGAGCCAGTCAAGCCTTCGTCAGCCGTGTTCACGACTGCCTTGGCGACGAGCACACGGTCAAGACCGAAGAGTTGAGCAATCAAGTCCTCGGTGATGATGGCACCAGCCTGCGTGTACTTGTAGCGGTCAACCAGCGTGGGGTGAGCCTTCAACTTCTGAAACACGGGGTACGAGAGCACGAGCGTGTTGGGTTCGTAACCAGTGTTCTGAAGAACCTGATACTTGGCCCACTCGATGTCCACGATAGGCAGACCGTTGGAGTAGTCAGACCACTTGATGGTCTGCGTCGTACCAGCGGTACCTGCGCCAGCGGTTACACCGATAGCGTCGGTGCCCCACACGCCACCCTGAAAGAAGTCCTGCGCCCACTGAATCTCACGGCGGAGAAGCAGACGCTGGGTGACGAACTGCGTCGCTTCCATGTCGGGGTTGAGGGGGTTGTCGGCGTTAGCACGGGTCTGGTCGCCAATGTCCTTGTGGAAGGCGAACACGTCGGCCTGATAGGTGTCCGTGGTGAGGCCGTAACCTGAACCAGCGGAAGCCGTACCGTCGGCACGACGCTGAGCCTCGTCACGGAACCAGTCGTCCTTGGTGTACTTGAAGTAGAGGTTTGACTTCTTGTCCACTGGAACGACAGGGAAAACCTTGTCCGCAATGAAGTTGTTGGTGTTCTGCAAGTACGCAACCGAAATGTTCGTCAGGATTGCGTCAATGTGAACGTTGTTTACTGATGGCTGTGGCATGTTATTTCACAGTCCTTTCTAGATAGCACGCACGGCGGCGGCAGCCGACAGAGCGAGGGTGATAACGTCACCAGCAGCCGAGGCTGGGGTGAGCGCAGTACCGACGACAAACGGAATCGTCGTTGACGTGACGTTCGTACCCGACAGGTAGAACGTGGTCGAAACCGCACGACCTGAACTGTCAACCGTGATGGGAGCGCCAGCGGTAACGGCAGCGCCAGCAATCACCTTCGTGATGCCCGAAATCGTGATTTCGGCCTCAGAGTTGCCCTCAACACCAGCGTTGGAGTTCAACTTGGTGATGGGCTGGTTCTGAAGAACACCGACGGCACGGTCAGAAGCAGCCGTGACGAGGGTGGCAACAGGGCCGTTCTGGTAGGGCTGCGACGAAGGGGTCACGTTGGCGGTGACGGTAGCCGAGGTCAGCGCCAGAACCGAGAGGTTCACGGCGGTGATGTTGGTACCACTGTAGGTAATGCCCGTGATGAAGGCACCAGCAGGAATCTGCGAGGTACCAGCAGCAGCGGTGACGGGAGCGCCAAGGACGATTCCAGCACTCGACGCAACAGTGATGCCAGTAATCTGGCTGCTGTTGGTGGTCGTGGTACCAGTGAAAGCGGCGGACGACAAGCCTGCAACCTTCACGAACTTGAACTGTGGCGAGGACGACACGATTCCGTTGGTGATGGTTGAGTTCAGGGTGTTGTCAGCCGTCATCGTAATCTTGACGGCGTATGGATTCTGCTCGAAAGCCATGGCTTAGCGACCTTTCTCGTTGAGGTAAGACGTGTACAGGTCGGGGTTGCTCTGGGCGACAGACATCAGCGCAGCCTCGAACGAAGGAGCGGTGCCAGAGGCAACAGCGGCCTTAGCAAGCGATTCCATCTTCGAGAAAGCGTCGTCGGTCATGACGGGAGCGTCCGAACCAACCTCAGTGAAAACAACGTTGGTTTCCACGAGGGCGTTAGCACTGTCGAGGGCCTTGACGATTTCACCAGCGAGAACGCCGTCTACTTCTGAAAGGCGACGAAGGGCAGGGCCAACAATCGTAGGGTCAATGTTGAGGTGCGACCAGCCAGCAGCCTTGATGACAGCAGCCTCATCAGCACGAGCCTCACGCTCGGCAATAAGGGCAGCCTCAGAAGCAGCAGCCTTGCGAAGGGCAGCCTCGGCGTTAGCCGAAGCCTCGTCCAGCATCTTGCGAATAGCCTGTGGCATCGCCTTGATGATGTCAGCCTCGCTCGCAGCCTCAGGAACGATGACAACATCGGTCATCTCTGAAACTTCAGACATAGTTTTCTCCTTGAAAACTTTGAGGGTTTCCAAAACAGCGTTCGCTGCCTTGGCGGTGTCCAGTGAAATCTCGTCTGCTTCGATTTCCTCAGCAGGCAACTCGGTTACCTCTTCAACAGGGGCAACTTCGTCCGAGACTTCAGTGGGACGGAGTTCGTCAAGCACCGCTTCAGCATCCGCAGGGCTTGCCGACTTCATGACGACCCAACCATCGTGCAGGTGCGCAGGGTGGTCAACACCCGACGTTTCCTTGATGCTCAGTTTCACGAGTTTGCGAGCCATTCGCTTCTGCTTTCTACGACTTGACCAAACGGGAACCCGTAGGTCTTGACATAGTGAACAGTAGAGGCAGTTTTGGAAATGTCAAGTGTCAAATACTTGACACGACGAAAGACGACTAGAAGGGGTCGTCGGGGGTGGTGGAATAGAGGGGGCAGATGTCCTTGAACGAGCACCACTTATCGCACAGATTGTTGGCGATTGGTGGAAAGTAGCCAGCGTTGTACCAGCCCTCAATCTTCGCCCACGCCTCTCGGACACGGCGCTCTGCGTAGCGGACATCTTCGTCGGTGACATCAATCACCAGCGTCTTGCCAAACTGAACGTAGAGCAGTCGAATCTGCTTGGGGCGCTCTCCAAGAACTTGCTCACACAGGTAGGCGTAAATCTTGGCAGGTAGAATGGCTGCCGCTTTGTACTTGTCGGTAGGGACTTTGCCAGTCTTGTAGTCCACAATCACCAACGAGCCGTCAGGGTCACGGTCTAAGCGGTCTAGGATGCCACGGAGCGTCCACCCGCCCATGTCTACGTCCATCTTGATTTCGATGCCTTCTGAGGTGATTTTCTCTGGGTTCTCCATCGTGAAGTAGGTGCGGATGTACTTGGCGAGGTCACGGGCGAACGTTTGCACGCCGACCTCATCGAGTTCCATTTCACCAGCAATCTCGTCGCTCACGAGCGTGGGGAATAACTCACGCATCACTTCGAGGGTGTAGTCGAGGGTGCGGAGTTCGGGTGTCTCGGTGGTTCGCAGGAACACGGTTTCCAGCACTTCGTGGAACACGGTGCCACGGTAAGTCGCCATCTTCTTCGCCTCTGGGAGACGCTCGATGGTGGAATACTGATACTGGCGTGGACACGTCTCGATTTGGTTCACTCGGCTAGGTGATACGCCATAGGGCTTTTCGCCTAGATACACAGGAACGCTCGACACGATGTCAACCTTATCAGTTGGGTGATGCTAGATGGTGGACTGCGTAATGGGGCTGATGAACGTGTTGTATTCGATTGACGACTTCAACACCCGTGCCATCTTTTCACCAGTGCGCAACGCTTCTTTGCGGTTCTTGCAGTAGATGGAGAAGTCGGAGACGGGGGTTATTACACCAGTGAACGCTTCGTTACGGATGAGACGCAGTTCGCCGTACTCTCTGTTCTGCCAAGCGACCAAACGGTAAGGGCCTAACTTGGCTTCCTGTTGACCGAAGTCATCAGGCTCAGTCCATTTCAGCAACTTACGCAACTTCAACGGCAGAACCCGTGGTTTCCTCGGCGTACTGGACAAGGTGGCTGGCGGTAGCAAGAGTGCTCAGACTGTCAATCTGGCCTTCCAACTTGGTGATGTGGTCGCCTGCCTCGATGATGGCCTTGGTGAGGCGTTCGTTGTCGGCTGCCAACTGCGTAAGCGTGGCGCTCTGCTTGTGGGCGAGGTTGATAAGGGCGGTGATGTCATTGTCGTCAGGGGTGCCCTGCACGACGGCCTTCATGATGCGTTCGGTCAGTTCGTCTAGGTTGCTGCTCATAACACTCTCCTTGGTAGGGGGGTTGCCTAACTCTAGTGTATCACCACTATTTGTAAAGTCAAACATCCCCAACGTATCGGAGCACGGCGGCGTTCTCGAAGGTCGTCTTGGCGGTGTATTCCACCTCAGTTGTCTTGCCGCAGTCGTTGCACTGAAGGGGCATGGGGTTAGCGATTTTGCGAACTCGCCAGTCGTGGGCGCAGTATCGAACATCACCATTGTTGACGAGGCGTATGTTGCGCCCCTTGGAGCCAAACTTGATTAGCCCTTGTCGCTCTAGTTCTTTTAGGTGAACCGACACAGTGGACGTTGAGGTCACGCCGACGGCGGCGCAGATGGCTCGATACGTCGGGGCGTAGCCGAGATTATCCCAGTGCCAGCCGATGTATTTGAGTATCTTGTCCCGTGTACCTGTAGCCATTCACCACAGCGTAGCAGGGTTTAGTTATTCGGCGTGAGTGTTGGCAAGCATGCCAGTGGCGGTATCAGCATTGAAGGAAGCGATTGCCGCCCTCTGAGCCAAAGCCTGCGCCTCAGGGTCTTTCTCGTATGACGCTTGTCCGCCCAATGGGGCGATGTGGTCGAGAATGGCCTCGTGAGCCTGCGCTGCATCGAGGTGGGCCTGAATCGCACGGGTCGCACGCATGCGGTCACCGTTAGACATTTCACTGCTGTGCTTTAGAACCATGTTCTTGATTCCTTCGGCGGTGGTGCGGTGAATCTGGGCGAGGGGCTTGGTCAGGCCATTGGAGATGCCGATGCCACGAGCGAAGTTCTGGGCGTTGGTGGAAAGGAAGTGTGCGCTGCTCACGGCCTTTTCCATGTCTGCACCCGACTGCCACTGGTTGCCGTGGAAGGCGTGTCCCTTCACGTCACCCTTGGCTATTTCACCAACCTTGGCCCAGTT